GGACCCCAACGGAACACACCACCGAAAGCACCGACAGTGGTAGCCAGCGATGGGATGCTAGTTGTTAGATCGATCTCAGATACATTAATTCCAGGGCTGACTTGAAACGCCATTGTTATCTCCCTTAGTCGAAGGTGTTATATACGAGTTTTGTTTTATTTATAAGTTAAGGAAATTGCGTTTTTGCTCAGCCCAAAACTCGTCTCGATATGTGTTGTCGTTATTAATTAAAGACTCATTACTTTGATTATCATATTCATCATCACCGGTACTCATTAATCCAAAAGGAAGCATCTCTTCCTCGAACATTTTTTCATTTTGTTCATAGATTTGCTTACGAATATCTAGATCTGTGAGTTCTTTTAAGTATGGTTGTGTAGTTAACCAGGCAAAGAGAACGCAACACATGGCCATATCATCATGGCCTTCTTCAGCTTCATATGTCTGATTACCCTTTAGGCTATTCTTAAGTGAGAATCGAGTAAGTTCGTAGATAGTATCATAGTCTACAATGATAAGCTTGTCAGATTCTACAAGAGTTTTGAGCGTAGCACAACCGATTCTCTTTACCTGCTTAGTAGTTCTTACACCGCGAGTTGTAGAGGTTGCAAATCCACCGGATAGGCTCTGGCCAGAACGGCCATTGTTAGCAGTTACAAAGATGCCTTCGTATTCTAGATCGTAGTGTAGAATATCAGCCACCTGCTGACCAATGTCATTTGTTTCTACAAGAACAACTGCATCATTATATTTTTTAGCTACCTCATAGATGATGTTAGGATATAAAAGCGGACTGAGCAAATTGTTTCTAAAACATGCAACTTGTTTGTATGGTAGATTATTTACGTTATAAACAATGAAGGCTGAATAGTCAGCTCCTGCTCCTCGTGAAGTATCTACTACAATGGCATAAATCGTATCTTTTTCTGGCTCTTCGTAAACTTTTAATCCGGCCGGTGTGATATGAATTGGTTGTTTATAAACCATGTTACGAAGTTTATTCGGATGGATCAGAGTATTCGATGATCCAAGGAATTCGCACTCATATTCTTGACGGAACTGATCTTCGCTGGTGTTAGCAATGGTTTCTTCTTTCCATGCCTCATCACGACCTGGAATCTGTGACCAATGAACGTCTACTCGGGCATAAGCATTTCTACCTTCTTCGGACTCTGTCCAAATACGATAGAACATGTTCATACCATTTGGTGTCGAGGTGATTAGAACCTTCGAACTTTGACCAGATGAAATAGTAGGATAAACCGACGCAAAGAACTCGTCCTGAATGTTAGTCGGAACGAAGGCAAATTCGTCAAGGTAGACTAGGTTCTGTGAAGTACCACGAATAGCGGAAGAAGACGTAGCGGACGCAAGGATTTCAGACCCGTTCTCGAGCTTAATGTTACCCTTGTTCCATTCTGTGACACCCATCTGGAGCCACTTTGGAAGGTGTTCGAACATGAGCTGGATACGACCAAGAATTTCACGAGCCTGTCTATCCTTGTTCGCTAGAATCGCAATCGAGTATTCTTCGTTAAAAAGGATCTTCCAAAGAAGATATGCTGCAACTGTAGTTGTCTTACCAACCTGACGAGGCATCTTACAGATAACGAAACGATTCTCATCAAACGAAAGAACCATTTCTTTCTGAAAATCCCACAGCGGGAATGTAATTAGGCCCTTATCGATATTGACAATTTTACAGTATGTTGTTATAAAGTAGATAACATCTCTAGAACATTTTATATATTCTGATACTTGTTCTGGAGTATACTCTACCTTAGTGTCTGCTCGCTTGAGTCTAGGATTCCCTAGATAATTCTCACTGCCCATCTGTATTCTGCTTTAAGTATTTCTGTAACTCGGCAGTTGATCCAACAAAGAGATTGTTAGTTACCTGTTGAGGCGAAGCAGAAGGATCTTCTTCAAGCAGCTTTTTCTTCTTAGCCTGAAGATCGAGTAGATCTTTGCTGGCTCCAACCATAGTGTTCATCATAGTCGAAAGAACTTCGTATGCTCTTGGGTGCTGGCTCTGACGAGCTACATCCATTAGATCAAACAAAGCTTCTTGGCCTTTGTTGATAACATCCATCAAGTTTTCACGAGCAAACTCGAAGTCTGCATCAACTTGTGTTGTCTTCTTTTGTTCGATCACAGCTGGCAATCCACCGCCAGTAAATTTTTCTATATTACTCATTAGATATTCTCTATAAAGTCATTAATGAATCCATAATTATCTGTTGCTTTAATTTCAAGATAATCAATAGAATTTGCTGCATTACTTGTTGGCTCACCGCCAATTGTTAAACCTGGTTGTGCTGTCACTGTAACGGCCGGATCAGAACTCTCGTCAAGTGTTGTGTGAATATTAGCTTCAACAAATTTGATAAGACCAGACTTCTTGGTCGGACCGAATACGTACGCTTTCATTGTAAATGTCAGATCCCAGATGATAGCTCTTCTTTCTTCAAAGCTACCTTCATAAGAATCACTAACATTCACATCGTTCAGAATAATTGGAATGTCATATGTTGCACCAATTTGTGGAATCAGATTTACTGAAGCAGTCCATTCCGGAGTAAAGAATGGAAGAATCTGTTCGACGATTCTTGTTCCGTCTTCAGCATTCTTTACCATGATTGACATTTGGAATGTGATGTTGTATGGAACCGGCGCATACTGATAAGCAATGCGATCATCTGTTCCATTGTTCGTTGGCTGCTTATAAAGTCTATTCAGTGTATTTAATTTTCTTTCAGAGTCATATACGAAAGAAGTCATTTCAAAAGAAATACGTGGAAGAACTACACCGACCTTGTTCGACAGCGTAGGGTTGCTATCGACACGAGCCAGGAACTTTTCCTTTGGACCATATGAGAGAGGAACCTTCAGAGTTTGGATAGACTCGCCGTTCTTATCGTCACGAGTAATCCAGATATTGTTGAAGATAGTTCCGAAGATGATTACATACTTTCTCAGTACGTCATGGTGATAGGTACGACCGAACATTATACGTTCCCTTCGCTAAATGGGTCGATTTGAGTCCAGTCAAGAATGCTTTCGCCCTCCAATTGAAATTCGGTATTGTCTTCATATGGATCTCTTGCTTGATTTTCGAAGTTATATCCATTTTGAATAATCTGATATCCGTCTTGATCTGTAATAATAAATCCATCCTGCGTAAGAAGCGAATAGTTTGAAGCGTCAAGTGAAAGATCTTTTTCAATACTATCAATAGCTTCGATGCCGGTATTGAGTCTTTCAGAACTGTATTCAAACATCTCACAAACCAGATCGTACATCTGGATCGAGCCCATCTGATAGAACACGGCATTCTTACTTACGTATTTGATAATGAACAAACGATCAAGCATCGGAATGTAGATGAGATCGCCTTCTCGAGGACGATCGATGGTTGCAATACTACCAACCTCATTCATAAAGTTTCTAAATGACACGGTCAGAGTCATCTGATCACGAATTTCAAGATTAAATTTAGATAGGAAGGTGCCATCGCCCTCGTAGCTATCAACGTTCTTGATATACAGGTCGATTAGATAAGAGCTGTTATATTCTGAGATCGTGTCTTCGCCATAGATATCGTCTTTTGCTACCAGTGTTCTAGGACAATACCACATATCATGGCCATAGATCTTGATAGACTCAAGCACGAGATCTTCTATCAAAAGCTGTTCTTGGCTATTCTGAAAATTATTGAAATAGAAATTGGTAGTCAAGATCTTATCCGATCATGTCAAGTACTGGAAGAGAGTAAGATGAGATCATCTCGTCTTCCATACGACGAATCTCTTCGGTAGCATCGTCGTAGATCTTTTCTCCGTTGAACTGTACACCGCCAGGAAGTTGCATGCCGGTAAACTTGGTGAGGTTCGAACCCCACTGTCTCTTGATCAGAGTCGTCGCATAGTTTTGAAGCCAACGATCATTCCATGCGTCTGTCCATGTGTTTGGATCTACAACTTCGTATGCTTCGACAAGGAGGAATGTGCCGGCCGGGACCGTGTTCCAGTCCATATCGACATGGAGGCGATCCTTGTGACGAGCATAACGGATCGGCTGCTGACCGACAAGAAGCTCAGTGACAAGTGCAAGATGTTCCATTACCATATAGTAAGGAACGAGAGAGACGTTTGTCAATGTATAGAGGTCGTTCAGAGCGATCTGATAACGAATGTTGAAGAGATCGTCTGCACGGATTGATGGATCGCCGATCTGGAAGACGCGAACCGCGCCGATAATATTCTCTGGAAGAGTAATATACTTGTTGGCTTTGTCAGTATCAGTTACCTGATGCTTGTAGTAGATTCTGTCTGAGCCGTCGAAGTGGTAGTCGTACCAATAACGAATCGCCTCGTCAATACGATCGTCTACCTGATCATCATCGACGTTGATCTCAATTACCGGCTTACCTAACTTACGTAGGCAATACTCTTTGAACTCAGCTTTAGTTGTTGGTACAGCCATGTTAAATCCCTAACTACAATATTCTTATTTATTTATCGAATAAATTATATCCGAAGTTCCGTTAGAGTTGTGCATCCGCTGTGATATTGATGGTAGCAGTATCAAGCACGGTGGAAGTACCGGTACGCCGTATTTCAATTATGATGGTTGCCTGCTCGATATTGCCTGCACCCGCAAAGCAGGACCACTCCCGGCTGGTTGAAAGCGCCAACCATGATCCGGTTGTACCACTAGAGAGAGCGCCGGAGTTTAGGGTAGCGTATACCTCGTAGTTGCCAGCCTGTGATGTGGGGGTGATCCACTGGCCGATATTAGTATACGACCCCTGTTCGTTCTCTTCGATCTGACCCCCGCTGGTAAGGCGATATCCCGAGGTAGAAGAGACAAGGCCTCCTGAGGAATATCCGACCGAAGCATTAGATATCGTAATCACCACAGCAGTCGTACCGTAGAATTGGCTCATAGAAATTGCGCCAGAGCTCGGCACAGCGCCATTTGTACCAGTAGTGCCGGAGGGAACATAAGACCCTCCGGCATAGTATTCATTCATACCAATAGGGTTAGCGCCCCCAAACTCAGTTTGAATGTTCGCTAGTGATATTGCACCAGACGTCTGTAATGTCATTTATTACTTTTGTTGTTCGTTTTGGTTTGGTCCACCGCTACCACCACCGCCTAGAGCTGGATCTGCTGGTGGTGTTGGTTCAGATGGAGTGCATGCTGCTAGAAAAGCCGCAGCGAGAGCTACAAATGCTACGTTCTTCATATGTTATTATCCTTGGTTCAGTTGTGCTTGCGCCTGTTCCATGAGCTTGCGTAGAAGAGGATCTGCTACGCGGTGTGGAAGCTCCTGAAGAGCAGCCATGACCACGTTGAGCTCATTTACGTTCAATTCAAGTTTAACTGTTGGAACAGGTTGTGCCTGCTGGTTTTCAACAAGCTTCGGATCGAGTTCAGGATTAGTTGCCATTATAAATCTCCATTAATTAGGTATTGGCTGTTTTAGTGTTAGAAGTTGCTGTGTTAGAAGAAGTCGTATTTGACACAGTATTAGATGAAGGTGGCGCTGTATTAGCAGCTGGTTCTGCCCATGGAAGAGCATCACCATTTACTTCAGTCATTGGACGCACGATAGCATCGATCTGCTTTTGGATCTGCTCATCGATATGAGCCTTATAGGTAGGACTGCTGTTTACTACGTCTTGGACCCAGCTAAGCACCTGTGCTTCAGTTAGATTCTCATATGTAGTAAAATCGTCTGGATCCACCTGATCCGGTTCAAACGGGGTTGCGCCGTGGAATGTACCAGAATTACCGGCCGCGTCGGTTCCGGTGCATTCCCAATAGGTTTGCACAATAATATCATCGAGTTCTACAGAAGGATCGTCCTGCTTCTTCAGGCCCTTGATCTTCCATGTATATGTAAGTGCCATTTATTTATCCTCTAATAATGAGTTGATTTTTTCTTCTAGCTTATTTATATGTGTTTGCTGTTCCTTAATTGCTTCGATAAGAAGACCAACAATGTTTCCGTATGCAACACTATAGTGAGTTTCTTCAGTTCCAAGAACAACTTCAGGAATAATATCCATGATTTCCTGAGCAATAACACCCATCTGTCTTGAGTCGGTGTCTGTACGAGTATATGTATATCCATTCAGTTTGCTAACTTTTTCAACCGCGTTATCGATCTTGACGATATCTTTTTTCAATCGAGCATCTGAATACGCTGTAACGTTATTCAGCATTGTTAGGTTACCAGAACCATCCATCTGGAAAGCATTACTTGAAGCAGACCAGCCACCAATGCGGAACACGTTGTCTGTGCCAAGTCCCATGTTGATAGCATAGGCACTTGTACGGTGGAACGACATGACAGCGACAGTAGATGTGTTGCCACGTACTGATATCGAACCGGTGTCGTTAGCAGAGTTCACATCGGTAGAAGCAGATGTTCGGCCAATGATAAGGCCCAGCGTGTAAAGGTTGTTCAGGACGCTGTCGCCGTTTGGATTCAAGTAATAATTTGTATCATTAGCATCATAAAAACTTGGAGAACGTACTTCTAGATCCGAAACCCAACGACCATCATCTTCACAATATGAACCCCATCCACCAGCCTGTGTAAGGAATCCAATACGATTTGAGTTACAGTGAATGATTCTCTGGCCTTCGTCGGTGTCAATCATATAGATGTAAGAAGCGTTATCAACTCCAGATTCACCTACAATCAGATCTCCACGAACTGTAGTGTTACTAATAGTAATAAGTGAATTTAGAACAGAAGAGCTTGCCGGATCAACATAATAATTGCCGTCGTTTGCATCGTAGAAGATCGTTCCATGGATGTTACCACTAGAACCAAAGTACTTTGAACCCATCCACTCGTCTTCCTGAAGCATTCTTCTCCAGGCAGAGTTTGTACCATTTAATTTGCGGCGAATCCATATTGGTTCATTACTATTCGTTGTCGGGAAGAACATTTGAACGTTCCAATCAGCCGACAGACGAATGATATGAGCATGTCCGTATGAAGTAGTAGGAGTGTCGTTACCAGGACCAAAGTGGAAATAACCACTTTCCCAGTCACTATTCATAGAACCTGGATATTCTCTTTGACCTACAATACCAAACGTTTGTAGGCGTGAAAATCCATTAGGATTTGTATAGAAATTAGTATCATCACTATCATAGAAGATCGGAGCTCTAAACGATCCAGACTCGGTTGCGTACGTCGAGTATTTTATCAATTCACCGGAAGTAGCACCACCACCATAGATTCGAGTTACGCCGCTATTACCATTTCCGTAGCCGATGAACATTCCATCGGCAACACCACCCGATGTATTATTATTTCGAATAACGCGCATGCTACCATAAACATCATTAGTAGCCAAATCGAAACTAGATACAAGTCTTAACCCAGCCAAAACAGATGTACTTGTTGGATCAGTGTAGTAATTGGTGTCATTACTATCATAGAAGATCGGGGCGCGGAAGGAACCCGTAGCAAACATGTCTGCATATCCATCATGATGGATATTGAAGAAGCTGTTCCAAGTACTATTGATTCCCTTGCGAATTCTTAGTTGAGGAACCCCACTGCCATCAGCCGCTGTACCGCCAAAGATCATCTGGTATGATGCATCACCAGTAGAAGCGGACGTGCCGTCCCATGGAACAAATGTCATCATGCCAGCATAATTTCCGCCAGTTCCAGCTTGTGCAGCTGTAACAAAGTCCCATCTTATGGAACGTGCACGCCAGTTAGGAGCATTCTGCCCAACAGTTCTATCGCGGTCATTGAATCCAATCGCGCCGGCATTATTAAGTCTTATTTCATTGACAATCGAAGTTGATGCTGGATCGAAGTAATAATTTGTGTCATTCTGATCATAGAAGATTGGAGCGCGGACATCGCCAGCTTCAGCAATAAAACCGCCATTTTGCCCATAAATATAACCATTGGTGTCAAATCTAAAGTACTTGTATGATCCAGCTGCACCAGTACGAATTGTTAGGTAATTAGCGGCATTTTCGTACAGAAGAGTTTCATTCCCGCCTATTAGAAGGGATGATAAACGAGAGGTGCTAGTAGCATCAACAAAATATCCAGTATCATTACTATCATAGAAGATAGGAGCGCGCCAATCTGAAGATGAGTAACCGATTCCATCAATATGGAAATGATAACGAGCATTAGACGCGCCAAAACTGGCTACATTACTCCAAACATTTGCAGTGCCAGTTGTTTGCTGAATATAAAGAGGAAGACCACCGCCATCATCCCATTTGCGGAATCTAGAACTATATTGTCCATTGCTATAAGAACCATTAATTACAACACCGCGGCCGTTTTCAAGGGAACTAGATCCTGTTGCTAAATCGATTCTAGCCCATCCAGCAAGTATACTTGCAGAGGCAGGATCAACATAATATGCCGTGTTGTTGCTGTCATAGAAGATTGAAGCGTATAAGTCACCGGTAGTATTTACGCCATATGCTGCAAGTTTATACCAAGTAGCGTAAGATGAACTTAGGAGCGCCGAACCATAATACATAGAACCTGCATTATAATCCATCCATATACCACCCCAACCGCCGCCGGAGTCTCTATTATGAATCTTTATGAAGTATCCATAATCTGCAGATGCCGCGCCTGTAGCAGTTTGATTGTTAGTAAACATAGCAGAATAACCAATTGGCATATTAGCCCAATCAGTTGTCGCAGATACGTTTCTTAATCCATTAGCTCCAGTTTTACCATGATTTGTACTAGCAATATTAATACCATTCAGTACAGAAGTAGAGGCAGAATCGACATAAAAAGCTGTGTTACCACTATCATAGAAAACAGGAGCATACATACCAGCCGAATTGATGTATGCATATGTTGTTCCGCTTCTATCTCTAAAGTTATGCTGAGTATTATCATAATAATTACCAGGATCAGAATTGCCTAGGTAAATTGCCGGAGCACCACCGGGGTGGCGTAGGATATTATATGTAGAATTGTTTAGAGTTACCGCTTCATTGCCATTACTAAACTGAATAGCATTTGCTCGAACCACGTTAAATATCGACGTGCTATTAGCGTCAACAAAAAAGTTAGTATCATTACTGTCGTAGAAGATTGGTGCTCGCAGCGAACCACTGGCTTCTGCATAACCTGATGCATAAATGTAAAGAGCCGGCGAATTATATGCAGAACCAATCCAATAATAGGTTAACGCATCGCCGCCACCATAACCGCCAAAGCCGCCACGGTTTGTATTAGAAGAACCAATAAAATACAAACCTGTTGCCCAACCGCCAGAATCGCCTTTGATTGTCATAGAACCGCCAGAGGATTCTATTGTAATCGGGCGACTGCCGGCAGATGTGATAGAACCGGCGACATTGATACTTGTTCCAGTAGCATTAGGATCTAGATAAAATCCTGTGTTATCGCTATCGTAGAAGATCGGAGCTCGCATAGATCCTGACGACTGTGCATAGTTGCCAGTATCAAGTCTTAATGTATTTTGGTTACTACCACCAAGATATAAATGACTTCCAGCATTTACACTTCGAATGTAGCCATGAGTCGAGTCATGCTGTAAAAGAAGCTTGTCGGTGTTTATATAATGTGTAGCACCAACAAGTGTTAATGTGTTTAAGATAGATGTACTATTTGGATTTAAATAATAGTTGGTATCATCATTATCATAGTAGATAGAAGTACGAATATCTGACGTATGTACAAAATAGTCATCATTTAGCGTAGCATAGTTTACAGCATCTACATACCACTTAAATCCGCCATCGGTATTGAACCACATGTTGCTGCCTTCAATACCGATAGCATAGTGTGATGGAGCATTAGATGGATATAATAGTAATCGTGTTCCGACGTTTCTATCACTGATAGAAGGCGCACCTACATTTGAAGTATCCCATTCAATTCTGTTTGCGGTAGTTGTGCCACTCAGAGTAGCATTTCCAGCTACAGTAAGAGTTCCGTCGGTTTCAATTGCAGTTGACGTGATAAAAGTGTTAACGGTCGAGTTACCGACATTCACTCTTGTAGTTGTCAGGTTAACATTAGCACCAACATTGAGAGTAGTTGAAACGTTGGCTGTCGGAGTATTCAGATTTCCAGCAGCATTTGCCAATCCTACAACACTCAGCGTATTTGAAAGAGTTGCAGCTCCAAGCGCTGTTAGAGTTCCGTCGGTTTCAATTGCAGTTGACGTAATGAAGGTGTTAACAGTAGAGTTACCAACGTTAATACGATCAAGAGTCAGGTTAACGTTAGCTCCAACACTTACTGATGCAGATGCATTTACAAATCCAGTGATTGTAGTATTACCAGCGGCCAGTGTTGTGATACCAGAAGCCGCGCCGGCAGCAACGATAGAAGAAATAGCTATTGGCTGACCGTTAGTTGACCATCTGTCATTTGTTTCGTCCCATAGGAACTGAACGTTTGCAGATGAGCCGCGGTTAACTTCAATACCAGAGTTCTCGGTTGGCGCGGTGCCACCGGTGAGATCGGCATTCAGTGTGATAAGGCTATCACCGACATTCAATGTCTGAGTGTTGATGTATGTCGTCGTTCCAGATACTGTTAAGTTACCGGAAACAGTTAGATCCGCAAGTGCTAGGCTAGAGTTAACGTGAATACCAGTTGTGTTGACTGTTAGTGTAGAGCCAGTAACTACACCTAGTGTTCCAGATGATGTGATCGGGCCACCAGACAATCCATTTGCGGTAGCAATTGATGTAACCGTACCCAATGTAGGAGACGACCAATATACAGCTGTGCCGTTTGACGTAAGCATCTGGCCTGATGTACCGAATGAACCGTTGGCATTAATACCTGCAGCAGAGTTAATAACGATCTCGCCCGTTGCGCCAATAACAACGTTTGCGCTATAAGTCTGAATACCAGCGTATGTGAATGCTGCAGTGGTGTTAACAATGTTTGAAGGAATCTGAGCGTATGGCAAAGTTCCTGTTGTAATGTTTGTTGCGTTTGTATAATAAGAAGGAGGTTGGCCACCGAAATTTGAAGAGTTATTAGCAGTCAGCGTTCCAATATAAGAGGTGTTAACAAACAAACCGGATGCATTGGCAACGATTCCATTGTTTGCTAGAACACTTACTGTAACATCACCGGAAGTTCCGCCGCCTGCCAAACCGTCGCCGGCAATCACATTAGTGATATCACCAATCTGTGGAGAAAGCCAGTATGTCGACGTACCATTCGATGCAAGAACTTGTCCAGCGGTACCGATTGTACCATTGGCTATTACTGTCTTAACAGCAACTGGATTAAAAATGTGAATGGTATCTTTAGACATTCGATAGTGTTACCAAATTAGTGTTTGAAAGAACGCTTGACATGTAAGAAAATTCACTGGGTATAGAAGTAAATACAGCGTTTGCAATATATTTATTGAAAGCGTCAGTGGATGTAATCAAAGAATTTCCGTTTCTACTTACACTAATTCCATTCGAGTTATAGTTGAAAACAATTTTATTTGTGGTTTGTTGTGGACCACAGTTGACTGCATTCACAAAAATGTTGTTTGATGCATCAACATAGACTCTGTTGTTTGCATTCGAAGAATTTAAGCTGAGAAGAGTGTTTCCGGCAGCAATCGCATTCCACTTAAAATAGAAGCAACCTTCGTCTTGGTTGTATGTATGGAATGGAACATATTCTTTCAGATCAAAGTCCTTGACAAACAGACGATTGTTGATATCACCAAAGCCAAAAGAAACATGAACACTGTCTGTCACAGCAGAGAATATAATCGAGAAAGCGGCTTCGGTTGTGTCGGCAAAAAAATCACCATAGTCATTCTCACCAAAGCTCGATCCTACTTCGATCTTTGATGGTCCGGTGTCTCTGTCTTCGAGCACGTATGAATAGTTTTGATCTGTTGTATAGTAGGCGTTACCGGTAAGAATGTATCTCTTTCCTGGAGAGATTGCTAACTCCTGTGTCTGGCAGTTATCCTTCTGCCCCGAGGAGATCGCAACCTGATAGTCACCGTCGATCGTACGAATAGATCCGTTCGCAGCGGTCCAGGTGCTTAGCATATTGGACTTAGTCTTGATCGGACCCATTACACCAGAGGTAACATACACGTTTGCGTACGTGAATACGTTGTTGTTTGACTGGCGAATGGTAATGTTGTTTGCACCGTTGAAGTAGATTCCAAGACCTTCTTCAGTCTGAATGTTTCTTCCACTCAGTGTATTCTCTGAATACAGGTTACAGAGGGTTGCATTTCTCTCAATGCTAAACGTGGTTGGAATCACAGCAGGTGTGACATTAACGGTGCCACTATTATTTGCAATCGATACTACAAACTCGAGTGGAGTAATTCCAGTCTGTGCCAGAGCAGTTTGTTGTTCAGAGGCTTGGATTCCGTTATGACTAACATCCAACAGAGAATACCACGTGGTGTTTCCTGCAGTTACATGGACTTTATAGTTGATAACCTTCTCTGTCGGCAGATCGAACGTATCGATTACCTGAGAAGAAGTATTTGTAGATGTGTATACTACGTTTGCCATGTTATGCTACCCAAGTTGTGGTGAT